AATGAGTAATAAGTAGGAGATGATATGTTAGCCACAATATTTTATACGTTTGTCGGCTGGATACTATTGGCTTATATTTATTCAATAATAGATTAATAATCTATTTCTTAAAGTATTCATGTAATGCCAATCCTGCCACGCCTGTAGGTCCCAGAACAGACCCGGCTTTTTTAAGAAATTGCTGCCTACCTACTTGTGGGTATATATCCCCTAAAGCATATTTAAAATCCGGGTCTTTGTGTAACGCTCTTATAAAATCTGGATCGGACATTCCTCTTTTTTTACCAAACTTAGGAGTCATATATTCAGTAATTGGCTCTAAACGATGCGGTAAAACATGTTCTTGGAAATGTTTATTAGCTTTTAATAGCCCTTCTGACAAATCAGTTCTTCCAGCATTATTAAAAGAAGTATGCATTTGATCAATTATCTGTTTTCGGAATTCTGAAGCTGCTTGGCTCACATTTTGTTCTAATATAGGACGTCCTTTTGTTCCGAATTTTTTTGAAACATGTCCTAATTCTTTAGTGAGATCATGGGTCCTTCTCCAATCATTTGGATCTAATAGCCATTCATTTAACAGTTTTCTGGTTTTTAATGGCGCATCTTCTAAAAGAGACTTAAATATAACATCGCTTTCTTTTAAATTTTTTATTGCATTTTTTGCACTCTCTTTAGGAATAGGCTCAAATCCTAATTCTAAACCGGCCTTTTCTGCGCCGCCGATAGACTTTTCAAATAATTTATTTGAAATCTTATCTGCCTTTTTTGAACCCTTAACGACTTTATTGGCGATATTTTCACTTGCTAGAGGATTGATTGAAGCAACTTTTCCCGCTGCTGCTTTTCCAACTTGTCTTCCTGCCAATAGCCCCGGCAACATACGTGTAAGAATATCGCCAGGTTGTTCTTGCTCTCCACCAGTAATGTCTATATCGAGAATCGGAGCATCTGGCCTATCTAAAATATCTTTTCTATTTAAATAGTTATGGAATTGTGGTCCAAGATTAAAAGCACCTTGAAGAACATCTATGCCACCTTGCCCAAGATTTCTAAGATATCTACCCGGATCTCTATTTAATTGCATATGAGATTGATGCAAATGTTCTGGCAAATTAAATAAAAAATCTCCTGCGCCTTTAGCAATATCGCCTAAATATTCTGGAATGTCTTCGGCAACACCTTTCCAGCCTTTTGTTTCGGATGAATTTTGCATTTCTCTTCTACGCTCTAATTCGGCTCTAGCGCCTTCGGCAGTATATTGGTTTTGTAATTTTTTTCGCCTTTCTAATTCTGCGCGAGCGCCTTCTGCAGTGAATCCCATTATTTACCCCCACTTAATTTTTCTAGTTCTTCTACTGAAAGCGATGAATAATCAGGTCCTTTTTCTACTTCTTCTTTAAATCGTTTCGTATTTTCGGAATATTGACCCGACATTGCCCTGGTTCTTACTTTTCCACCTTCCCTCAACCATTCGTTTATTTTTTCCTGAACTTTTTCTCTGATTTCAGGAGTTAGCAATGACTCAAATATTTTAAATCTTCCCAGCGCTGCATCTTGCGCCTCCCTTAATGCTTCTTGGGAATTAGAGCCGCCAGCTATTCTACTTCTTACCCCTGCTATTTCTGGTTGCAATGCGCGAGCTGCATAAAATTCTACTTGTTGATCTATATTTTTTCCTGACATTGCCTCTTTGATTTGAGCGGGAGAATAACCTCGGAATGTAGCGCCATATCTTGATATCCCTTTTTTTGTTACATTTTCTAAATAATCAAGCTCTGCAGATGATCCTTTTAAATTATTAATATCACTTCTGTTTTTACCTGTGGGATCATATATTTTAGGCGCGCTATCAACATCTATGCCATTTTTCTTTGCCTGTTCTTTTAGCTCATCCATGGTGCCTCCCTGGGCAATATGAGCAGCGACAACCTCGGGTGAAAGATCCCAAGCATTGCCCTGAGCTATCATGCTTGCTCTAGTATCTTGTGGTAAACGCATCCATACATTATTTGAAGAGCGGCCCCCCCCATTTTCTAAATATTTTGTATGCGCATTGACTTCTCCAAGTTTGGCCTTAAACAATTCAGGAGAAATCCTAGCCTCTTCCCCTTTTATTTTTGCCTCAGACTTACTTTTGGATGTCTCGAGCATATTCTTAAAGAAGTCGCGTACACCTGTAGAGCCCTCTAGAGGCTCTATATTTTGAAATCCTAAATTAGGAAGCATTAAAGTCATAAAATTACCTCCTTTCCACTGGTGCTAATCTATTTCCCCTATCCTCTGGCCTAAACATACCAAGAATGCTGCTTAATAAAGCTAAGCGATTGTCTTTGGCAGTATCGTTATATTGGTTCATTTGGCGTTGCCCTTGGAATTGAAGGCCCGCTTGATTACCAAGATTGCTTCCTAAAAAGCCCGCAAGATTTTGGGCCGCTTCAAACCCGCGGCGTGCTCGATCTTCCTCCATAGCGCCCTTTCTTCCATACGCGCCTGCTCTTCCAGCTAATTTTCTTTCTTGTGTTCTTTCGCGCCCCGCTAACATCCTTTCAAGACCGCCCTGCCTGCGGTTTATGCGCCTTTCTTCGCCGCCTAAGCCAGCTCCTTGGATGCCTAGAATATTATTTAAATATTCCTGCATATCGCCACCTAACACTCCATTTAAGAGTTCGGCGCGCCTTGCCTCATCTGCTTGAGTTCCAACAAAACCACCGGCAGCAGCTGTTGCTCTAGCTTCATCCATAAGCTTCTTTTCTTTATATTTATAGCCTTCCGAGGGTTTATAGCCTCTCATTATTTCGTCCACAAACGCCTTGGGATTTTTTGCCATACTGGCATATTCGGGCGGAGCTTCATTAAAATCTATTCCGGGATTTTCGTATAAATCAGGTGCGGTATGGTAAATATCGTGCATCACATCATAATTGCCGCGAGCCATTGACTCACCCTCTCGGCCCTGACCAATATAATCTTGTAAGTATTGTCGACCAACACCTGGAATTTGGTCTAAATATCCTGCTGCATTATTAGCAGGATTGGGATTTGTATTGCTTAAGCCTAACTTACCTCTATTTCCTTTAGAACTTAGGGCTAGTCCCGCTCCTATCAATGATGGTAAAGCTTGAAAAAATGCCATCTGTTGTCTCCTATGGGTAAGCAGCCGTTGCTAAGCGTTTAATAACGCCCGCAACATTCATAACTGGGCCTGGCGGTACTGCATCGGTCACATACCATTGCGTGCCATCGGGCATTTGTGGGGCAATTATTGCCAAATTTGCCGCGCTAATTTGAGGCGTCGTCCATCCATTATCGGATAGACCATCACGAAGGGTTTGATTTAACTCTTCGTTATAGTTTTCTTGATTCGGATCTTGTATATAAGTAGGGATATCCATATCAATAAATCTCAACAATTCCATCATTAACTACGAAGCGCGATATGCCCCAAAACCTAAATTTAGGAGTAAAACTATTACATGCGCCCATTCCTTCCCAATTAAGTATGTTCTGCCTAATCGCTACAGGATTTAAGTTGCGGCTTACGGTATTACTCCAAGTAATGCCTGCGTCTCGCGATATGCTTAAATCGACTCTTGGCTGATATGGCGGCGGTAAATCGCCCATGCCAATTCCAGCCCCTGAGTCTTCATCGCCAATAGGTACGCCAAATTCAGTATAGATTACGTCATCTGGCGGAACAAACATGTCTTCGGTAATCAATAAATCTTCGTTTCCAAGTAACGAAACGCCGGTCACAGCCGTATCATTACCCTGTTCTATGGTTACAACCAAACTGTTATAGCGGTTTTGGCTTGAATCGTCTGAATAAAGGGTATCGCAAATTCTAATGCGCTGGATCTCTAAATTTAGAGTCGGGTCTTGTATGGCAGTTGGCAAGTTCTCATTGTAGGTCGTGAAGTTTGTAGAAGATTCATAAAGTGCGGCATTTGAGAGAGAGATAAAATAGCTTTGGCCTTGGAAGTAAACATATTCTCTGGCCGGATGGAAGTTTAAATGAGCGTCGGCTAAATCAAAGAACTTTTCAGTATTGAAGTCATATAGATAAGTTTTGTTATCAGCAGCGTTTGTAAAAGTTAACTGGTAAAATAAATGGCCGTCCTGTCTATAGAACATTGCGGTTGATTGCGCAGGAAACTTAATTTGTCCAAGCTCGTAATCTATGCCATCTGTGGATATCCGAGTAAATCCTTGGCCTGCATAGACCATGATAACGGGTTGATTTGACTCATTAGCGCCAAGCCATGCTACATACTTGTCGGATTTAGCAATCGTTGACACAGATAAGACACCATAATCAAGATTAATGGTGGCATTTCTTCTATAGACCTGGAGACCCGCAACCTGGGTCCAAATCTCGCCGACCGAGCTCCCTAAAGCCAAAACGTTATTTCCTTGCCCTGGAAGTCTAATAATAGCTAATGCGTAGTCAGGCTTTGTTTGAATAGCGAATTGCGCTGATTGTGTAATAGTGGTTGCTGAATTAAATGAATAGGCATACCAGGCGGATCCATTAGGGGTCCTATTAGCATTTCCAAACAAAAAACAAGTGTTATGATATTCAACATAATTGGGTATTAAAGTACCTGAAAGTGCTTGAACTGTTAAGTTTGCGGGCATTGAATAATTATAAATGTAAGCATTGAGTCCATCCACAATGCAAATCTGAGAGCTTAAGTTCTCATCGATAAATACCTCACCTGATTCGGTAGCAAGATTTCCTATAAATGTCGGAACCAAGTTAACATCTAGTGCATAAACAAAAGAACTAACGACGACAATTAACAGGTTCCCACGAATACTGTTGAATATTCCCCGACCTTGGCCTGCTGGAAAAAAGTTATAAATTCTTTGATAACCGGCGGTATTTATCAGCCAATTATCTGATATGAACATATTAATTGTGCGTTCAGAGGATATCTTATTATAGCGGCCAAAAGTCGAACTTCCGACAACATTTATTTTCTCTCTTCTTGAACCCGGCGTTTGTCTCATTGTTTCTCAACATAAAAAATATTAAGTGGTCCAACCACGACCAAGATTCACTTGAGCATAATTGACGCTATTAGACTGCGTTAATGTCGATACTTTATTAAGCTGCAAGTCTCTTGGGCTTGAGCGTTTAGATATCATTTGCATATATTTAAGCAGTTGTTCTTTCGTTCCAGGTGGC